TTTAATTAATGGTTCAAGAATTACATTATTGTCTAGTGAAAATTTCGATAGCATAAGAGGAATATATTTAGATCTCTGCGCAATCGATGAGACAGCACAGATCTCTCAAGGTTTGATAGATGAAGTAATAACACCAGCGCTATCAGATAGAAAAGGTAAAATGTTTCTAATTGGTACGCCTAAAGGAATGAACAATATATTTTATGACTATTATGATAAAGCTCAAACAGATGATAATTGGTTTTTATATAAAGCTAAAGCGTCTGATACAAAGATTGTTGACGAAGAAGAACTAGAAGCTGCTTTGTCCGTAATGGGTAAAGCTAAGTATGACCAGGAGTTTGAATGTAGCTTCATTGGTAATATAGAAGGTTCTATCTATGGAGACTTAATTCAAGAACTAGACGACAAAGGACAGATTGGCAAAGTACCATATGATCCAGCGTTTCCAGTTTCGACTGCTTTCGATCTTGGATTTAATGACAGTACCTCGATTATATTTTTTCAACAAGTTTATCATCAAATACACTTGATAGACTATTACGAAAACAATAACGAAGCGTTACCTCATTATATTCAATATCTAAAAGAAAAACCGTATGTGTACGATAAACATTATGCACCGCATGATTTAGACCAAACGGAGTTTAGTTCAGGTAAAACAAGAAGAGAAGTTGCTTATCAATTAGGTATCAAATTTATAACAGCTCCTAGAATGTTATTAGAAGATGGTATTCATTCTGTAAAAATGATTTTACCAAGATGTAAAATTGATAGTGATAATTGTTCAAAACTATTAATAGCTCTTAGACATTATCATAGAAAGTTTAATGATAAGGAAAGAGTTTTTAAATCAAAACCAGTCCATGATTTTAGTTCACATCCAATGGATGCGCTACGATGTTTGGCAACTGGTATTCAAGAAAACAAATTAATAAACAATAAAAGCTTACAGCGAAAAGCTGAAAGTAATTACGAGGTAATATAATAATGGGTTCACTTTTTAAAGCACCAGCTATGCCAGCTCCACCGCCTTTGGAAATGCCAAAAACTTCTGATGTTCCTTCTCTTGAGGATCAAGAAAGAGAGCAAGAAGAAAAACAAGCTTTAGCTGAAACTGAAAGAAAAAGAAAAGGCAGACGTTCTACAATTCTAACTGGTGGTACTGGTTTGAATGATGATGCGGAAACTTCACAAAAAACATTACTTGGAGGTTAGTCATGGGCGGATTTGTTGCAAAGAAAGTAATTGAAAAAGTAAAACCTAAATCAGTTGAGCAGCCAAAAGTTGAAGCTCAAATGGATGCGGTTAAACCAATGACTACTCCAGATGGTCCAACATCAGCAGAGATTAGCGATGAACAATATGGACAAAATGTAAAAAGAAGAGGTAGACGTTCTACAATTTTAACATCAGTAACTGGTGTTCAAAGTAACCCAACACTAAGCAAGAAAACACTACTAGGATAAACTATGGCAAAACGAGGATTATACGCAAACATACACGCAAAAAGAAAAAGAATTAAAGCTGGCTCTAAAGAGAAAATGAGAAAAGTTGGATCTAAAGGCGCTCCAACAGCTAAACAATTTAAGAGAGCAGCTAAGACAGCTAAGAAAAGAAAAAGATATTAATGCAAAACCAAGATCATAAAAACCTAGCTAAAGAATTAAAGGATAGCTTATCAAGATTGATGGAGAAGAGATCAACTTGGGAGAGCCATTGGCAAGAAGTATCTGATCTTATGCTACCAAGAAAAGCTGAGATTACTAAAGAAAGATCAAGAGGAGATAAAAGATCTACTCTTATCTATGATGCTACTGCGATACATGCTTTAGAATTACTTGCAGCTTCACTACATGGCATGCTTACATCCTCTGCTAATCAATGGTTTCATTTAAGATTTAAAGAAAATGTTTTAAACGAAAGTGATGAGGCTAAAGAATGGCTAGAAGATAGCATGGATAAAATGTACACAGCTTTTGGTAGATCTAACTTTCAACAAGAGATCTTTGAAAACTACCATGATCTAATTGCTTTTGGAACAGCTTGCTTAATGGTCGAAGAAGATGAGGATGATATTATTCGTTTCTCAGCACGTCACATTAAAGAGATTTATATTGAAGAAAACAAAAAAGGTTTAGTCGATAAGATTTACAGAAGATTTAAAATGACAGCATCACAAGCTGTTGAAAAGTTCGGTTTTGAAAATGTATCTAAAACAGTTCAAAAAGAATTACAAAAAAATCCGTATGAAGAAATGGATTTTTGTCATGTGGTAAAACCAAGAGATATTTATAATACTAATAAATTAGATAAAGCTAATATGCCTTTCCAATCAATTTATTTTGAAATGGAAACTGGACATATTATTTCTATCGGTGGATTTAAAGAAAATCCTTATGTCATTAGTAGATACTTAAAATCATCAACAGAAATCTATGGTAGATCTCCAGCGATGAATGCTTTGCCTGATGTTAAAGTTTTAAACAAAATGGTTGAACACTCTTTAAAGGCTGCTGCTAAACAAATAGATCCGCCTTTATTAGTACCTGATGACAGTATGTTAGCTCCAGTTAGAATGACACCTGGTAGTTTGAATTATTATAGATCTGGATCAAGAGATAGAATTGAACCTTTGAATATAAATCAAAATGTTCAAATGACTTTAAACTCTGAAGAAGCAAGAAGAACAGCTATTGCTAAGATGTTTCATATTGATCAGTTAGTAGTATCTGAAAATAGAAACATGACAGCAACAGAAGTTCTACAACGTAACGAAGAGAAGATGAGGATCTTAGGACCAGTTTTAGGAAGAATACAATCTGAGTTATTAGAACCAATGATCTTTAGAGTATTTAATATTATGCTTAGAAATAAACTATTTGCACAAGCTCCAGAGATTTTAGCTAATCAAGAGATTGATGTTGAATATGTTTCTCCAATGGCATTAGCTCAAAAAGGAAACGAATTACAAAACATTATGAGAGGTTTAGAAATATTTGGATCTATATCTCAAATGATGCCAGTTCAAGATTACATTGATGAGAATGGATTAGTAAAACAAATTATCAATGTTTTAGGTTTGCCAGCTAGAATGATTAAATCCGATAAGGAAGTTCAAGCTGTAAGAGAGGAAAGACAAGTTGCACAACAACAACAAATGGAAATGCAGCAACAAATGGCTGAAAGTGAAATGGCTAAAAATGCAGCTCCTCTAGCAAAAGAAGTTTTAAATGGACCAAAACAATAAACAAGACAAAGTAATAAAACAGTTAAGAGAAGATTATAAGATCGTCTTTAATACAGATGAAGGAGCAAGAGTTTTGAATGACCTCGAAAAAAGATGTCATTTGTTTGTGACTACGTTCTCAAAAGATAACAGTCACGAAACAGCTTTTTTAGAAGGTCAAAGATCAGTTTTGATTTTTATGAAAGCGATGATTAAACCAAACAAGGAGTAACCAATGGACAATCAGACAACTGAGCAAGTAGCTCAATCTGATCCAGCAGTAGAAACTGTAACGGATCAATCGCAAAATTCAGTTCTAGCAACTGAAACGCAAACATCAGACCAATCTTTTCAAGATTTAATTCCTGATGAGTATAAAGAAAATAAAGCTTTATCAAATTTCAATAATATGAATGACTTTGTTAAATCTTATTTATCTGCACAAAAAATCGTAGGAGCGGAGAAGATACCGATCCCAAATAAATTTTCAACTGACGATGACTGGAAAGCAGTTTTTTCAAAACTAGGCGCTCCAGAAACACCAGATGGATATAAGTATTCTTTTAAAGAAGGAGAAGTAGATCAAGAGACTTTACAATCTTTTAATCAACAAGCTCACAAATTAGGATTACTTCCGCAACAAGCAGAAAGTTTAATTAAATATTATAATGATCTAAATGAGAATAGTAATATTGCAGCTCAACAAAGCGCAGATGAAATTAGACAAAATACTGAAGCGGAACTTAAAAAAGAATTTGGCGCACAGTTTAATAAAAGAATAGATCAAGCTAAAAGACTTGCATCTTCA